GTCTACTCAGGAATTTGGACAGTATGAGCCGGTAATGATTATCAGCGCAGACAAAGACTTTATTCAACTTCAGAAGTATGATAATGTTTCCCAGTACAGTCCAATGACTAAAAAGTTACTAAATGATAAAGATCCTGCGCGATATCTGTATGAGCATATTTTCCGTGGCGATAGCGGCGATGGCATTCCAAATGTCTTGTCGGCTGATACAGTATTTGTTGATGGCACCCGTCAAACTCCACTAAGTTCAACAAAGATGGCTACGTGGGTCACCGCAGCAATTGAAGGTAAATTAGAAACAGTTCTTCCGGAAGTTGTGTATCGTAATTATATCCGAAATAGTACTGTAATTGACCTTAGTAAAACACCAGAAAATATAAAGTCTGCAATCTTGACTGCTTATTCGGAATGCCCACGGGTTGGAAATTCTAAGGTACTCAACTATCTTATTTCAAAACGTTGCAATATGCTTATGTCCTGCGCAGAAGAATTTTTTACACATAAATAAAAACATACATTATGAAACATCAAACGGCATCAAACAACAAAGCAAAACACCCCTTTGAAATTTTTGAGAAGGTACAAGCTGCAGGAAAATCCGCAGATCGCATACTCATTCTCCAACAAAACGAGTCGTACGAGTTAAAGACTATACTCCAGGCTGCATTTCGGTCTGATATAAAATTTGACCTTCCTCTGGGAGCTCCTCCGTATACACCAAGTCCAAACCCAGCTGGCGTAAACTATTCTCCTCTTAGAAAACAAATTGATGTACTAGTTCGGCTATTAGTTGGTAACAATACATATAATAAGGTTAAAAAGGAGTCAGCGTTTATTAAACTACTTGAAAACGTGCATGCGTTAGACGCTGAAATTTTGATAGCAATGAAGGATAAACAACTGCATAAGAAATATCCAGTACTAACATCTTCGTTGGTTAAAAAAGCTTTTCCAAATTTGGGAATAGAATAATATGAGATACGATTACTTTTGCGTTGAATGCAACGCACGATGGGAAGAAACGCAATTCATGAATGATCGTGATCTTCCTATCGCTCTACCGTGTCCACAATGCTCTAAGACGGAATGTGTTAAGCGGGGAGTAGTTTCCCTCGCGGTGTCTTATGAGGGAGGAAAGACTGTCCTTCAACGAGCAGGTTCTGGTTGGAATGACGTATTAAATAAAGTAAAAAAAGCAAGTGGAAGACAAACTAAAATAGAAACCCGTTGACGTATGGGACGAAGCAGAAAAAATAGAGACAAGAAAAAGCAAAATGGTTATTATGATGACATTAATGATCAGGCAAATAACAAAAAACATAAGAAAAGTCGCTTTGACGACAGTCGAAAAGACAAGGAAATACAACAAAAAATGTTTGTTGATTGGGATGCCATATAATGAATAGAAAGATTTTCACCCATACCCCAATTGATTTAGGGTATTCAGATCTCGAGGCAGTAACATCTGCGTCTGGGCGAGTCTATAAGACACCAACTGGAAAGTCGTACCCTAGCATTACTACAGTACTTGGTGTTCGGGGCAAAGCTGCATTGCATGAGTGGCGCGCTCGTGTTGGTGAGGCCGAAGCAAATAGAGTGTCACGACATGCATGTGCGCGAGGTACTGCATTGCATCTAGTCGCTGAACGTTACATTGACAATGAAGAAAAATATTTTTCTGACACCGAGATGCCACATGTAAAAGACATGTTTAATGTTATAAAACCTATTCTAGATCTTAGGGTTGATAACATATATCTTCAAGAGTCTCCACTCTACTCTGATCACCTTGGTTTGGCTGGACGCGTTGATCTTGTTGCAGAGTTTGATGGGCGTAAGAGCATAATCGATTTTAAGACAAGCTCTCGAGTAAAGACTGTCAATGAGATTAATAATTACTTTATTCAAATGGCAGCATATGCAATTATGTGCGAAGAGCGCACTGGCATTCCGGTAGATCAGGGTGTAATTGTTATGGCTGTAGAAAGTCATCAAGAACCGCTGGTCTTTGTACAAAAACGAGATGCCTGGACGACAGATTTATTAGAAATTATAAATGAATACAACACGAAAAAATTATTTGGACATGCATAAACAAACTATACAAAATAAAGGCCTACTAGATCTCCTAAAGGGCGGCGTTACTGATTGCTTTACAAGCGAATATGGATCAGTTAAGGAATATTATCTATCAGATGAGATTGGTGACGCGACTGACTATATAGAGTGGTTTCATGACATACGAAATAGTCGACCGTCTGATGTCGTTAAAATTCATATCAATTGCCCGGGCGGCAACCTATTTACTACAATTCAATTTATGCAGGCTCTCTCTGAAACTGAGGCGCGTATCTTGGTAAGTGTTGAGGGTGCATGTATGAGTGCAGCAACTCTTATCTTTTTAATGGCAGATGAGTATATGATAACGGATCATAGTATGTTCTTGTTCCATAACTATAGTGCAGGCACTGCCGGCAAAGGTGGAGAAATGTATCGTGGAATCCTGCATGAACACAAGTGGAGTGCAAACCTCTTTAAGGATATGTATTCTGACTTTTTAACTGAGTCTGAAATTAAAGACATGCTTGAAGACAAAGATATTTGGATGGATGCCACACAGGTACTTGATCGGTTAGAAAAACGAGGAAAGACTATTCAAAAGCGTATCCAGGCCGCGGAAAAAAAGAAAAAAGCATAATAGACACACGTTAAAACTCGCGTAATCTACTTTTATTTAAATATCACCCAATACCTCTCATAGCGGGGTATTGGGTATTTTTATGTCAGAATTACGATAAACTGGTCTATTTTTCTCTATACCGGGCATACGTCCGGGGCTTATTTTCACTTTCTTGAAAATAGTTGTGTACATTTGTCGGGTTTCATGCTATAATGACTATGTAAGCCAACCAACCACAATATGACTGCTACTAAACCACAATTCGATCGCAAACTGCATGGATCTCTATATGATCGCGGTTCATGTGATTCATACTATCGCCGCTCATGCTCGCCACACTGGTATCCAGGAGGAACGTATAAAGGTACTCGAATAACTGATCTTGATGCCTCTGAGCGAGCTGAATATAATGCTGGCTATTCTGATAATGAGGACGCCGGCTCCTATAAGGAATGGCAATGACTAACTAAGACAACCAACCATATGATTACTCTCACTCCAAAATACACCAAGCATTCCACCCATCTCGGCGTTCAAATCTACAAGCGCAATGCCGGCACCGGCACGAGTGGCGGTATGTGGCTTGCGGCTTCGACCACCTTCGCTTCGCTGGCTAGAGCCAAAGCATATCTGGAATATTATTCCCAAACCCGTAAATAACCTAAACACTACTACAATGAAAAAAATTGGACTCTGCATTTTCCCTGAAACTCTTGAGGAAGCCGATAACTGGACGCCGGTGTTGATTTACAAGCCGATCCACAGCAAAGTGCTGTTGGTGGCCAAAACCCGGATTGAAGGAACTTGGAGCTGTTACGTGACACCAGTACCTGGGCATAACCACGATGAAGAGATTTGCTTGTGGGAAAATCACGGTGTCAAGCTGCACCGCTTGATGGCACAAGCAGCTTTTCCTCAATTCAATGATATCCCTTACGATCCTTAAACATAATTGAGATAAAAAAGAAACTCTAATAAAAACTATATGATGGAAAAACTACTAAAACTAATTGGGCGCAAAAAGAAAAATACTGTGCGTTATGGAATTACAATCTTTGCTCTTGACGACAAGATTGGTCTTACACGGCGTGTTGAAGAAGCTCAACGCAAACAAGCACTACTATTGCTATGAATTATAGAGTTGAAGTTGGTGAAGGGGATGAGCGGTTTACCATCTATTATGATGATTATGGTAACGCAGCGGAATGCGCCTTAGCTTATCGACAGCAGGGCTTTAAGGTGAGTGTTAAGGAACTCTAATAAAATAATGACATGACAAAGTTTATCATTTATACACAAGTTAAAGAGTGGTATGGCGACGAAGACCATATCGGTGATCCGGGGCTTGGTCGCTACAAGAATAAGGGCGCGCAGGAGTTTGTATTCGAGGGTGATGATGACTTGTATACGCAGGACCAAACGTTGATCGAGAAGTTCAACACAAAATATGATCGTGTTGGTCGGTTCTTTCGATATGAGGCAAAAGAAATCGAGTTCTATTTTGCACCTGAGCAGGCCACGTTCGTTGATGGAGAGATTGTCATTCCATTTACTGATCCACTTGACTCGCAACAAGTCTAGTCTCAATAGAGACATGATTCTTCTATACCGGGTATACGTCCGGCAACTATTTTCACTTTCTCGAAAATAGTTGTGTACATTTGCCGCAGTTTATGATAGAATAACTATGTAAGCCAACCACCACAAAATATGTACAAGTTCACTAAGACAGAATATTGCCACACTCCTCCTTCGATGGGCGGCGGCACCGGAGTTGAAACTAAAGTTTCATTCAGCCGCTCGCCCAAGTTGGCGGCCGCTCTAATGGGCACCATCGTTCGCATCGTAAAGGGTGATTGTGACTGCCCTCAACTAACCTTCATCCGCTTTGAGCGTGATGGTAAATTAATCAGCGAAGGCTGGGTAGATTAATCAATAGAAAATATGAAAGAAACACTTGGAATACTTATTGGAATTAACGCCATCGTCTGGCTTGTCATCTTCGTGCAAAGTATGAATGGCAACTGGTAATAATTTTTGCTGACAAGGGGAACCGGATTAGTCCGGCTCGATGAAAAACTGCTAATATACATCAACATGAGAACAGTACTACACATAGACAACAACGCGCACGGCAAGCAAATTATTGCTGAGTTGAGAAACAAAGCAAAGGCGCATAACCTTATGGAGAGAGCAAAAGAACTGCTCGACCCCACATATGAGGCAGTCTTTAAGAGAGTTGATCTTTTCGGTCGACTCGGACTCAATAATCCAAATCGTGGAAAATATTCACAAGCTGGGTCCAGGTCTCCATTTGGGCGCGCTGTTCGAATCCCTCTAGAAGATTCGCAGTATATTGCAGTGTATTATAATGACACAGTTCGTTCTCATGGAGGCTTTAGGCTGCAGGCTCGATAAAATGGTTCCAGTCATACCATCATCAAAAACTACACTTGTTCTCAATGCTTCATTCCGACCATGTGGATTTTTCTCCGCCAGATCAAGTATTAAGAATTTGATTGTTGGTGGCATCAAGGCCTATGACTCATATGGAAACATTCATAACTGGAACAGCTGGATCGCGCATGATCACAACTTAGATGACTCTCACCCGGCACTTCGTAGTGTCGATACACTATGGGCAGTACCAACAATTGTAATTGTTCCTGGTTATTTTGGTCATGACAAAAAGAATGGAAAGACAAAGTCTCGGCCGGTTAACTTGCGTCAACTCTATTACATCTATGATGGCGAGTGCCAATATTGTCTTAAAAAGATTCCATATACTGCAGCGACGCGCGACCACCTAATTCCTCATAGCAAGGGTGGTGGAAATCATGACGATAACATTGTGTTGTCATGTAAAAAGTGCAACACAAAAAAATCAAACAACTTTCCATACCATAACATTCATGGCTCAGAAGTAAAGCCAAAGGCACTAAAGGACATTGAGTTTACTGCACTCAGTGAAAAAATTGAGATTCGCAGTGAATGGAAACTTTTTCTTCTATAAATAAATTTACAAAAGATGTGTACATTATTTGATTTTTAGTGTATAATAACCTTGTAAGCAACAAAGAGTAAAATCTTTAAAACATAACGCCCCATCAACTGCTACTGAAAGTTGAATACGTCCGTGGTTGTACGGCTTGGATCACTCAGTGATGCAATGACAAGGATTAAATAGGAGTTTTCGGTCCCTATAAAATCTGCTTTGATGTGTCGCAGCAAACGCTCCGCATCAATAAGCCAAGCAGTATAACCGATACATTTTTCCTCCTGTAGCTCATCGGAAGAGCGGTTTCTTTATAAGGGACGGGTAGTTGGGTCAGCACCAACCAGGAGGACCACTTTATGGGGGTTTAGCTCAGTTGGTAGAGCGTCTGCTTTGCAAGCAGAATGTCAACGGTTCGAATCCGTTAACCTCCACCAAATTTCTGATACTGTGGTGGTATCGCTTACAGGAGCTTTCAGTCCCTACACCGTGTCTTTGCTACATGGAACTGATAAATTTTTTATGTAATGGCCATGTAGCCGAATTGGTATAGGCAACGGATTTAAAATCCGTAATTTGTCGGTTCGAGTCCGACCATGGCTACCATTCTTTATAAATGCGCTTGTAGCTCAATGGTTAGAGCAACCGACTTAGTAAAATGGGTCTTCATATTAGAAACAATATGATAGCAGAATGTAAATTCAGGGAACGCTTAACGGGTAATGCCGATGCCAATCCTGAGCGAAACCTAGTGAAAACTAGGGACGTGCAGAGACTATAATCATTCAGTCTTACTGGGTAATGCCAAAGATTAAGGGATAGTCCAGACCACAAACCGTAAGGGTAACGAAAGTTATAGTGGTAAGCATAATCGGTAGGTCGTGGGTTCAACTCCCACCGGGCGCACCACTTTTTTAAATACGAAACAACGTATACCTAAAAACATTGACACTTTGCAACGTGAAGTGATTAACGAAAGTTATATTTTGTGTTCTTTAACATTTCCAAAATTTCAAAAACTTTGCTCTTTAATGGGACAAGGGGCTTCATGCCCCGTGCGGTAAGTGAAAGAGAATCTCGAAGCGATCGTGGCAGGTAGAGATTTGAACGCGACAACGCCTACCATTAAAGAGCATACAAATTGCAACTGCACTCAGGAACAGTAGCGATGCTCTCGGTTAGGATTAAGTTCCTGTCTTCGGACTGCCGTGGTTGTATGCTTGTTAAAGCTGTTCACAAAAAGCCATACGGAGGTTACGGGCTTCCTCCAAATTTTTCAAAGGTGCCATCCAGCCGGATTTCGGTGGGTAAACGTGCAGAGGTACGGCCTTTACATTTTCTAATCGCGGGTAGGACAAGATGGTTAGTCGAGTGTCTCATAAGCACTATTCTGGGGGATTCGAGCGCCCCACCTGCAACCAATTTATGGGCTGGTATGATCGAGCTGAGCTGATGATTGCATATTGCAATTGTTCCGTAAGGAACCTTAAGTGAGTTTGAATCTCACACTGTCCACCATTCTTTATTGTTAAAGCATCTTTGGTTTGATGCTGTCCATCGCAAAACGGACTATGGCGGAACATACGAACGAAGTACAAGTTCTATGGTGTATACGCAAAACGCGCTCAAGGTGTGTGAGGTGGT